AAGGAGGCCCTCACGGACTACATCAAGGATTTGGTCAAGTCCGTGGACAAGAAGGGGTTTGAGCGAGGCGTGAGGAGCCGTGACGGCACCGCCACCGAACTCGACAAGGGTAAGGGCCGGAAGGGCAAAGGCCCCGCCGAGGTCAAGGGCGCTGGTGGCGGCACGGGCACATACGCCTCCCTGTCTGCCGAGGAGCGCAAGGCGCATCGGGACGCAGGGACGGTAGATACATACATCACAAAACACGGATAGGAGATAACTCATGGGCGTGAATACGATCACGACCAGCACGGCAGCCAACTGGATTCCCACTATCTGGGCACCCGAGTTGGAAGATGCCGGGGAGGCGTGGATTGGACTGTCTGACCTTGTAGACCGAAAGTTCGAGGATGACCTCGCAGTCGGCAACGCGGTCAACATCCAAGACCGCGCAAACCCGGCAGTCCGCTTCAAGACTGCGGACACAGCAGGCACGTACTCCAACGTTCAGGAGACCCGCGATGTCCTGACGGTCAACCTTCAGGCATACGTCGGCTTCTTGGTGGAGGACATCGCGGAGCTTCAGTCGAAGTACGCCGTCCGCTCAGAGTACACGAAGGCCGCAACGTACTCGCTAATGAGCATCGTTGACGGCGACGTGACCTCGGGCCTGGCTTCGCAGCCGTCCGACTTCTCGCAGCTCGTCGGCGCGCTGGGTTCCGACCCGACGACCGACAACATCATCCGCGCCGTCCAGTACCTGGATGACGGTGACGTGCCGGAATCAGACCGATTCTTCTACATGTCTCCCGCCACCCACGCGGCCCTGCTCAAGCAGGACGTGTTCGTCAGTGGTGACTATGGCCCGACCGGGGCCGTGTCCACTGGACGCATCACGAAGCCCGTCTACGGCGCAACCACGCACGTCTCAACGCTCGCAAGCAACAACCCGGCCACGTCGGGTCAGTCCTACTCGTGGTTCTGCCACAAGAAGGGCAACATGCTGGCGATCCAGCGAGGCGTGACAGTTCACACGCAGTGGGAAAACCTCGAAATCGGCTGGGGTGTCGTAGCAGACATCATCTACGGTTTCGACGAGCACCTGATCCTGCCGAAGACGCTGGCGTCCACGACACCGGACGACCGCTTCTCAGTCGGACTTCGGGGGCCGTAGCCATGACTGGGGCTGCCTACCAACTGGACAAGGAATCCATAACGCTGTCCGTGCCGGTGACGCTGACGTGCAGGTTCAAGGTCGATCCCGAACTTGTGCTGAAGTGCCAGCGGTTCGGTGGGCAGCCCCATAAAGGCACCCCTATCGGGAAGATAGGGGAGTCGTACCCCTTCGACGCCTTCAAGCGCAAGGCGATGGAGGAAGCCAAGACGTTCATCCACCACATGGAGATTCAGGGCAACCGCCCACAGGAAGCCCCCTCGGAGATGCACCTCTACGGCCCGTTCAGGAACCAGATGGACATGAGCAAGGCCCACCAGATGGAGAACTTCGAGGAGGGCAACCACCTCGTCCCGCAGGGCAAGTGGCGCTCAAAGGCGCACGGGGCGTGGGAGCCGGACGGGCAAGGCCCCCGAGCACTCGATCCCAAGAGGGTGCTGGATGACCCCGACTACAAGCACGGGATCGCGTACTTCATCAAGGGAAAGTTCCTTGCCTCTCACGGCAAGGAGTCAGACGAAACAGGGACGCTAGTAGTAGGAGGCTGAACATGCCGACCATCAACCCAGTCAAAGCTCCCAAGAGGTCGAAGCCGTCCAAGTTCGAGAAGCACGGTTACTACCGAAAGCCCGACCGAGGCGACGAGGCCAACTGGATTACCGTCAAGGGCATCAAGCACGGTAAGCGAGAGCGACTGGAAGACCACAAGGGATTCACTTACCTCCGCGAGTACGGTGAGATGCCCGATGGGCACACCAATCAATGGGAGTGGATTCTCACACACGAAGGCGGGCCAGAGGAGTTCCCTGCATCGCAGATTCTCACCTACCGCTGGTACAACCCCGAAGACATCCCGACGAGATGCGACTGGGAGGGCAAGGACGAGGAGCCCTGCCCGTACATGCTCAAGCTCCAGGAGGGCGTGACGTTCCCGCAGCTTACAGGGCACAAGGTAGAAGAACTCTCGTGCCCCGAGTGCGACCGCCCGCCGTTCGCTGTCATCGACGGTGTTGGTGGAATTGGGCCGCTGTCGCGGCACCTGAGCATCATGCACGACTGGGACGCCGACCGAATGACGAAGTACGGCAAGAAGGTAGGCATCGACTTCGACCTGGCCTACGCATCTGAGCGGAAGCCCAAGACGTTCGACTTCGGGGACGCTGTTCGCGCCGACTTCTCCTGCGAGTGTGGCTGGGGGCCTGACGCCAACAAGGAAGCGTCACCCTCCAAGCAACTGCGCGGACACCAGTTGGGAGCGCACAAGGAATGAAGGTATACGTAGGCAACGCAGTGGGCAGGACGGTAGACCCGATGCACATGAAGGCAATGGCACCGCTCCTGCGCGATCCGAAGTACGCTTACTTCCCCCAGATTGGCGATGCTCTGATGGAGCGCGTCAGGGGGATGAGTGCGTCGTACTTCCTTCGGCACACAGATGCCGACGTACACCTTTCAATCGACTCTGACATCGTGGACTTCAAGAAGGAAGCGATAGACCAGATGGTCGAACAAGCCGAAGAACTGGGCATCGTCGGGGCGGCGTACATCTGCCGCTCGACGGCGCGCACGTTCCCGGCGTCCTGGTTCGCAGAAGACCAGCGCATCAACTTCGCCTACGACACCACGCCGGTTCCCATCCGCTGGATAGCGACGGGCTGCGTGGCGGTTCACCGCAGGGTGTTCGAGGCGATGGTGGATACCGGGATGCCCCTGCTCCACGAAGAGGATGGCAAGCGGGCGTTCTACGACTTCTACGAGACGATGAACTACGACCTCGGCAAAGGGAACGGTGGGCTCATCAAGCTCTCCGAGGACTACGCCTTCTCCGAGCGAGCGGCGCAGTTGGGGTTCAAGTCCTACCTCAACCCCGGAATCCGGGTCGGGCACGTCGGGCCGTACACCCACCGGCTGGAGGACATGGCGCAGACGCCACTCAAGTCTCAAGAGCTGGCACTCACCCACGTCGGGAAATACTGGCGTATCGAGTGCGCGGGCATCGAGGAGACCCCCGAGGCGCTGGGCAGGCTCAAGGACGACATTCCACCGAAGGAAGTGGAGGCGCGGTTCAACAAGATCAAGAGAGAGACAGTCGATGTCCTTGATTGATGTCGTGATACCCACCAGAGACCCTGAGAACGCGCTCAAGGCGTTCGACTCGTGCAAAGGGTGGGCAGCGTCCATATCCATCGTGACCCGCCCAGAATGGGGTTTCACGCAGCAGGTGGATTCTGGTTGGCGGGGAGGGAAAGCCGAGTACGTGCTGTTCCTCAACGACGACTGCACGGTTACAGACGAATCTATCAAGGGGCTACTGGGGCCGATGGGCGACCCAAGAGTGGGCATCGTCGGCCCAACGCTCCGCTGTGGCGACTATCAGGAGAGTGAGGAGAACGCTCCGCAGGAAGACGGGGAGTACCCGGTCTACATCACCGTCCGGCACCTGATCGGTGCTTGCCTGCTGGTGCGCCGGGAGCTACTGGAGAGGGTCAGGGGCTGGGACACGGACTTCGTGTTGCACTGCTCCGACCTCGACCTCTGCATCCGGGCGTGGGAGGCAGGGTACAAGTGCGTGTGGGCCGTCAGGACGAAGGTCGAGCACGCCTCACGTCAGACGATTGACGAGATGCCCCCGGAGGTCTTCAATGAGATCGCCGGACTCGACCACTTCCATTTCGTGGCGAAGCATCCCAATGAAGAAGTAACCAAGGATGGGGTAATCACCCTTCGTGGATTTGCGAAGGGATACCAGGTCGTCTACCCCAAAGACTTAGCAAAAGAGAAGGCACTGGCCCCGGTATAGCCGGGGGCTAACGAAAGGAGTTAGGCAGATGCCAAGAGGATCGGAATACGGTAGGCAGCTCTACCCGAACGGCTTTAAGCAGCTCGGGAAGTTGGGGCCGTCCTCCTCCAATCAGGCGTACTTCCTCTACCCGTTCGCGTGGAGGGACGTAAGTTTCCTCTTCGAGGACTTCAGGGGAGACGGATTGCTTGAGGCGGGGGTGGCGGACTTCAACGAAGGGAACTGGGCCACAGACACTTCGGCCAACGGCACGGACTTCGCTGTCCCTGCAACTAACCTTGTGGGTGGTGTAGCAACAGGGGTCACGGGGGCTTTCGCCACCGACACTGTGGCTATATGGGGCGATGACTTGTGGTTGGGCGACCTGAACGCAGGGTGCGAGTTCCGCTTCAAGATCGACGACGTGGATGCCCAGAAGTTCGAGGTTGGGTTCACAGACCCACTCGTGGACGAGAAGCTGGTTGCTGTCAACGACATCGACTCGCCATCTGTCGAGAATGGTGCGGCTGACGTGGCGCTCATCGCGCGACAGACCGACGCCACCCTCGACACGCTGGCGTTCATCACGGACGGCTCAACCTCCAACATGAACAGCACGAAGACGAACCTGGGAACCCGCAACTACACCAACGCCATCTACGGTGGTGCGAGGGTGCAGTTGTCAGGCAACTCGGCGTTCGGCTACGTCATCGACGCCAACTCGCAGATCGTGGAGCTGGCAGGGCATGGAGGCCCGGACAAGAGTGACCCGGCGCTGGAGTCGCAGATCGAGGGCGGAACGCTGGTTCACGCACGGCTCATCATGGAGGCCCTGACGACCTCAGCGATCACTGTGGACATCGACTACATTGCCGTATGGCAGGACAGGATATAG